CGTCAAATCACCCACGATAGTATGCGATAGACAGTACCTTTGCATACCCCCCTATCTCCTTCTCATTGTTTTCAATGCTTGTTTCAGATTTTTTTCAAAAGTTTTGCCGATACCTCGCTTCTGTCCAAAGACCACACCCTGTACTGTTTTCTTGAATGGGAACTTAGGTCTGTACTGTGCTTGACCTACATAGTTAGCTACCATTCTTAATCTTTGTCCTGAAGGATTCGCTTTGTTTCTGCCATACCTTTCCCAAATACCACGATTGTTTTCTCCTGTTAATCCTTTTGGTATGCCTTCAAAGAATTTATTCTTATCATCAAATAATTTATTTCTTGTTGCTCTTGTAAGGTTTCCAAACTTATTTAGCTTGATGTTTTTAGTAGGCACAATAATTCTTTTGTTGTTAGGTTGTCTTGTGCCACCTTTGATTTGAAACTTCATATACTTTTCTCTAGCAGATTCAACAAATACATAAGCTGTTAGGTTCTTCTTTGTAGATTTTTTAAATCTAAAACCACCAACAGTAAATGGTGTAGCACCGCCTTCAAATGTATCTTTGGCTTTTTGTTTTAATCCTTCAGGATTATTTCTATCTATTGAAGCAAAAGCAACTTCATTGATTGTCTTAGATATAACAAAAGGTAATTGTGTCTTTTGCATATTGTTAAGACCTTTGCTTAGTTGTTTGAAATCTGCTTTTAAATTTAGGTTCATAGTTAAGATGGTGCGGTGATAGGAGAAAATATATCAGGGAGAGAACCACCGCACCAAAAGTACATTATATATTTCTTTCCTTGTGTTCAACAATGTTTTTGCACCACCAATATAATTGTGCATCGTTCAATGTTGATTTCATAAAATTAACAGTACGACAAACCAATTGGATATTGCCAACGACATAACCTTTATCAGAATCTTTTCTGTCTATTGAACAGGCATAATCTGTACTACCGCCACCACGATGCCATGTCATGTTGATACCTGACAATGCACACTTACCTTCTTGCTTATCCCACAGTTTATTTATGTAATCTAATTCTATATCCCATTCGATATCTGATTTTCTTCTGCTGGATTTAAGTTGTGTAAATAAAAGATTTAGATAGGTATATGGTGTTTGATTCTTGGCTTTAACTCTTTTCTCTTGAGTACAAGTCCTACATTCTGTTCTTGCATAGTCACCTTTGCTGTTACTTCCTTGCTCAAACATATCTGCTGGTAAGGTTCGTAAGCAATAACTACATTTCTTCTTGCTCATAAATAAGTTTAAGAGTTTCTATATCAAACAGTTCTTTAATAGGTATTAAATACCCTTTTGAAGTTTTATTATCACCGCCATCTATTTGATTATATCTAAACCTATGTACAATTTTCTTAAAATCTTTTATTTCAAAAAATAATTTACAATAGTCTTTATGGTTTTTATTTAAAGTAATTACCCAATAATCTGCTTTAGTAGTTTCTAAACCACTTGGCTTACCTCTTGATTCTATCTCTACAAATATATTGCCTGTGTCATACCATTTATCTCTTTCTGTTTTTATTTCTAATTTATCTCCATTCGATAACATTTCTTGAACTCTGTGTTCTGCATCTTCTCCAAATTTTAAATCTATATCCCAATCGCTTAACTTTTCTCTTGAATCACTAACTATTTTGTTTTTATCTGCTTTTGATGAATAAGAAGTTATTTTTGGTAATAAACCTTGCTTTGTCAGTTTTACAAATTCTAAAAAGATTTCATGGTCTATCATGTTAAGTAATTCATCTGCTGATAAGACAATTACATATTTCCCAAACTGTTTTTGCACATTCTTCTTTCCAGCTTCATCCTTGCATATAAATACTTCTCTGTCTGTTTCTGTATGTTTAAGTTTCCAAGTATCAACAGGTAATGGCATTACACCTTCTTTCAGCAATTGTTCTTGTAAAGACTTCCATGCTCTAAGCATCATTTGTGCCATTTTCTCTAAATCCCTTGATTTATCAGGGAATGAAAGCGATAGGTTGTATTTAGTTTGTGCTAGTTGAAACCTTTTTTGGAATTCTGTATTAACTAATCTAACAGGTTCATCGACACCAAAGTCAGTAATTAATTGCCTTTCAAGCTGATTGATGTCTTTTATTATTTCTATTACAGATTCAGAATACATATTTTTAATTTGGTTTGGTTGGTATGGTTGGTGGTTGTATACATAGAGATGTATATACAACCAACCATTTTCCTATGCCATTTGCCCTAAAACCACCTGTTTTACCAACCAAAAACAACCATTTACAAACCATATACATTTAGAATATCTCCGAATTATATTCATTGGTTTGATAACCTTTGCCCTTTTCGTAAGTCAAAACATCTTGTTCAACTAATTTTCTAAGCCATGTTTTGACAGTTGAATCATTAAGATTGGTTATCTTAGTTATCTCTGCTTGTCCTAACCATATTGTTGCTGGTTCAGATGCTTTATCTTGTACAGATTTAATTGCATCAATAATAGTTTGTCCTTTTTCTGATATCTTGGTTTTCTTAGGCATATCACCAACATCAATAAGTTCTAATGCACCTGATGTCATATCGTGGAATGGTAGCTTTTGTTCTATAAATTTAAAGTTTTTTGGCATCATTGGTTTGCCATCTTTTACAAGTGTCTGTGTAAATTCTACAAACATATCGCTGCCAAGATTGGTTCTAGCTACTCTATATTCCCAATCTACAGATGCTTGTATGACAGAACTTCCTCTTGCTCTTGATGATGTGCCATGTCCTGTATGATGCACTATTGCTATTGCAGTTGTATAAGTTTCTCTTAAATCATCTATCCTTTCAATAAAAGCAGACATATCTTGCGTACTATTTTCGTTGCCTGAACTTCCAAAATTTCTCTGAAGGGTGTCCACTACAATCATTTTTACTTTGCCTGATTCATCTTGTGTTCTATCTATGGTGTCTTTTAATAATTGATGGTCTTTATCATCTAATAATCTTGCACCTCTAGTTGATATTAATAATGGTGCATCTTTTACTCTTGTGGCATTTAATTGTTGCCACGCTAAGAATCGTCTTGATATTGCCCTCATACCCTCACCAGCTAAATAAACAACCGAACCCTGTTCAGTCTCATGTCCATGCCAATCACGACCTAAAACGATATTACAGGCTAAATCTACTGTCACAAACGATTTACCGCTCTTAGGTTGCCCAAAAATGGCTACAACACTATCTTCTTCACATATATCTTTTACCACCCATTTAGGCGGTGTAATATTCTGCATAATGTCATTGACTTGAATCAGGTCAAATGAAACTCTTTTTTTGATTTGATTATTCAAACAATAATCCAAAAACTGTTGTGACGATGAAAAAAAGTCATTTACCTTTGCATCATATAAATCATCTTTGTCTTTAAATTCTCTTGGCGGCTTTACAATAATTACTTCTGTAGCTATCTGACTAAGTTTTTCTTTAAGCGTTTCAGACGCTTTCTTACCAGCTTCATCATTATCGGGAAAGATAATAACCTTTCTGTCTTTCAATGGTGTCCAATCTTGTTTATCTAAGTTATTAACACCGCCATGCCATGTACAAACATCGCCATCGTATATGCTTTTACAACCCAATAAGGCTTTCTCACCTTCATTAATGACTACATAATCTTCAGGCTTTTGATTCTCACAATAAATAGGCAAGATGCCATCAGGTCTACGCATAATCCACGAATCTTTGACTTTAGTAAAAGGTGCATATTTTTGCTTTATATAATGTTCGTTAGGAAACCTCATCACACAAAAAGAATCAGAATAACGCAGATAAACGACAGACTCAGTTTTTAACTGGTACATATCTTTATCGGTAAATGTTCTTGTAGGCTTTGTTGGTGTTTGTGTATCTAAAGGTTTGTATTCTTTTAAGAAATCATCAGGCTCTAAACCACGATTCTTAATAAATTCTATTAGTCCATAACCTTGACCATTCTCAAAGTCGAAGAAAGTACCTGATGCTAAGTCTAAGGCAAGTGAGCCTTTTCTATTAAATCTCCAATGAGTAGAAGATTTACTAGTAGGCTCACCTAAGATTTGCACCGCTATCTCAGGTGCGATTTTCTCCCAATCTAATTCCATCTATCATTAAAATGGAATATCGCCTGAATCCAATGTATCTAATACAGGATGTGATTCTTGAGTGTCACCACCTGACGTAGGGAGAAAATTATCAGATTGGCTTTCGCCATTTTGATTGTCAGATGGTGACGTGTCATACCCAATATCAGGTATAACAAATTCAACAGGTCTATCTCTAAAACCCGCCAATTCAAAATGTGGAATAGTAGATTTACCCATACCCATTGTTAAGGTCTCCGAACCTGTCCATTTAACAACAGGAAGTTTATCTTTGTTTTCAGGTTTTTGTAATTCAGCATAAAAACTAGCACCCATTTCTTTAAAACCTGTGAACTCACCAAAACTGTTTCTTTGCCATAAAGCAACTGATTGTGTAATGTTTTGCTTACCATCTACATATTTAGGTAATAACCAAACTGAAAATGCTTTTTTATAATCACTATATCCACTAAGAGTTTCAGGTTTAGAAATCGGTGAAAATAAATCTTTTTGCCAAACCCATGAATATCCCTGTGATTGACTAAATGCACCCCAACCCATCAACATTGTGGTTGGTTCAACGTAAAAATAATTTACGTCTAATTTTTCTTTACCACGATACCAACATAATTCTTCGAAATCGTGTTTTATAAATGCTTTGTCTTCTGAATCGAAGCCTTCAAATGGATTATCTGTCATGTCGTAATATCTCCTTTAATTAATTTTAAATAACAATGTTTTAAAAACTCAATGTTCAGTTCAACAAAAGGTTCTAAGTCTAATGCTGCTTCTTCTGTAACAGATTTCTCTGTTAGATAACGAAGCCAAATATTAGTACAGAAGTCCTGAAAATGAACGTCATCTTCTAAACGATAATGTCCATTTGATAGCTGTTCTGTCATTTAGTTTT